GGCGATAATGTAAACAGACTCCAAGAGCAGTTTGGTACGTTTGATAATTACCTTTCGTATATGACTGAGCGTGAGCAGTTATTACAAAGCGGTGACCTTACAGTGGGTAACTGGTCAGAAGCTGACGCTGGTTTTACTGAAGACCAAGAAATGATTCTTGAGGGAGACGCTGACCTTACTATTGATGCAAGCGATCCTACTCAAAACCTTCAAAACATTCGAAGACAACAAACAGGAGCGCAGTCAGGCGCTTATCAAAACTGGCTTAACTCTGACGCAAATCAACAGCTACTGCAAAAGTACGGTGTTGGTACAGATATTTACTCTGACTCAGGTGACCGTTTTAGATGGAACGGTACTGCCTACGTCAAAGTAGAAGATGCTAGCGAGGGTGCTGGCCAATATGCTTTGGCTGGAATGGCGGCACTTGCCGGATCTTACTTAGGCCCAGGATTAACTAGCGCATTAGGTGGACCTGCCGCAGGAACAGGAGGCTTTTTAGGTATTCCGGGTGCGGCTAGTGGAGCCGCTGGCGGAGCATCTGGGCTTACAGCAGGCGGTGTTGCTTCAGCCGCCGCTGGTAATGCTTTGTCAAATGCGGTTATTCAAGGCGTTACTACGGGCAGTGTAGACATTGGCGCTTTAGGTGAAGCGGCTATATCTGGCGGGCTTGGATATATTGGCGATGCTTTAAAAGCTAGCGCACTTCAAATGGCTCAGGAGGGAGCGTTAGGAGAAGTGGCCGCAGGTTTAGCAAGTGAGCTTGATCGACAAATCTGGAATATGTCAGAAACCTTAAATGTGCCTTATGACACTGTTTACCAAATGGGAACAGACATTGCTAATGGTGTTCTTTCAGGTGAAGACATACAAGATATTGCTAGGAATGCACTTCAAACATATACCACTAACGAGCTACAAGATTTTGTAGTTTCAAACTATGGTGATTTACTAGGAAACACAGAAGTGCAAAACGCCTTTCGAGAAGGTGAAACCAGCATTCCTGTTGCGGCTTTAAATCCACTTATTGAAACAGCGGTAGGTGGCGCGTTTGGTGAAGACGTAAATGCAGAGGATATTCTTGGCTCAATTTATGAGGGTCTTACATATAGTGATCCGGACTCTTTAAACGAAGACATGACCTTAAGCTTTCTTGATCCCAGATTAGATTTAGAAGGAACTCCTTTTGATTTGGATTTAAGCGGTCTTAGCAATATTCTTCCTGAAGAAGTCCGAGAGTTTGGAAGAGAATTTGAAGACACAGCAAGAGAATTTGGTAGAGCTATAGACGAAAACGTGTATCAACCTTTAAGACCCGGCTTAAGAGCTATAGATCAAGCCGTTGTTCAGCCAATTGGCCAAGCTCTTTCTGATGCCGAAACAGCAGTTAGACGGGCAATACCAGATACAAGTTTATCCGAAGGTCCAGATATAGACCTGCCTGATGGTCCAGACATTAATTTGCCAGATGCGCCATCAAGAAAAAAAGGTCAGTTTTCTGGTGCGTTTAAACCCCTAACTTATTCTATTGGCTATACGCCCGTGCAATTACAACAACAAATTAAACCAGATTACGCAAGAGAATTTGACGGAATGCTTACGCGATTAATGCAAGGAAGAACGGCATGACATATCTCAACATAATGAACAACGTATTGCGTCGTCTTAGAGAAGAAGAGGTTACTAGCGTATCTGAAAATACATACGCGAAGATGGTTGGTGACTTTATTAACGATGCTAAACGATTGGTAGAAGAGGCCGCTGATTGGTCTGCACTTAGAGACACAATTGTTATTAGCACTACGGCAAGCGACAACCAATACTCACTGACTAACTCAAGTGACAATGTAAAGGTAATGTCGGCGCTTAACGATACTGAAAATTGTTACCTCTCGTATCAAACAAAAGACTGGTTTAATAAACATCTTTATCTTAGCAATGCTGTTGAAGGATCTCCTCAGTACTACACTTTTGATGGATTGGATGTTAATGGTAATACGCAATTTCTTGTTATCCCTAAACCGAATGCCGTTTACTCTCTTAGATTTGACGTTGTAAAAAGGCAGGCAGATTTAACAAACAATGCTGATGAGCTTCTTGTTCCGCAAACTCCTGTAATTCATCTTGCAGTAGCTTTGCTTGCACGAGAGCGTGGCGAAACAGGCGGCACTTCAACGGCTGAGTACTTTGCTATTGCAGACAAATATCTATCTGATGCTATTGCTATTGATGCGGCAAAGCATCCAGAAGAGATGATCTTTAGGACTATCTAATATGGCACAAGAACTACGCAGTATTAATCTTGTAGCACCAGCGTTTAAGGGAATTAACACTGAGGATTCCCCTATTGCTCAAGACCCTTCGTTTGCGGAAATAGCGGATAACGCTGTTATTGACAAGAGAGGACGTATTGCGGCGCGCAAAGGCCACACTGTTCTTACTACAGATAAAACGGCATTAGGCTCTGAAGCTATTCGAGATGTTCACGAGTATAGAAACGCCTCTGGTGCTACCACTGTTTTGTCTGTAGGCAACAACAAGGTAATGACAGGAACGAGCACCCTTACAGATATATCGTCTTCTATTAGTATCAGCGCAAGCAATTGGAAGATCGTAAACTTTAATGACAAAGCTTATTTTTTCCAGCGTGGCACACAGCCTTTGGTATATGACGGCACGGTTAGTCCCGCCACCCTTACTCAGCTAACAGGCATTACTTCGGCCCAATATGGTAATGAAGTTATATCTTCTTATGGTCGCCTTTGGACTGCAGACACAACTAGCAATAAGTCTACGGTTTACTGGTCTGATCTATTAATTGGCAATGACTGGTCTGGTGGTACTAGCGGTAGCATTAACATAGCTAAGGTGTGGCCTGACGGTTACGACGAGATCGTTGCTTTAGCCGCACACAACGGCCTTCTTATTATTTTTGGACAGCACAGCATTGTTGTTTACCAAGGCGCTGAAGCACCAGCAACAATGGCCTTAGTTGATACTGTAGCAGGTGTTGGGTGTGTAGATAGAGACACTATCCAACACACGGGCACTGATGTGTTGTTTTTGTCACATACTGGATTGCGTAGCTTTGGCAGAACAATACAAGAAAAGTCTATGCCAATTAGTGCAATGTCTAAAACCATCACCAAAGACATTATTGAACTAATACAAGATGAGAGCACCTCTTACCGAACAGTTTATAGTCCAGAAGAAAGTTTTTATTTACTTACTTTTGTTAGCCAAAACACAACATATTGTTTTGATTTAAGGGGCAGTTTAGAAGATGGATCTTTAAGAGCAACACGCTGGCCTAACTCTGTATTTACAGCGTATGAGCGGCTAGAAAACGGCAAGTTATATATAGGATCTACTGATGGTATTAGCGAATACAAAGGTTACTTAGATAACGGATCGCCTTTCCGATTTAAATACTACAGTCCAAGTTTGACGTTTGGTGATCCCTCGCGTCTTAAGTTTATTAAAAAAATAAACCCTACAATTATCACCTCTAACAACACAGATATTTTTATTAAGTTTGCTTACGACTTTAATACAAGCTACAGAAATACAACTTTTACTGTGCAAGGCGCGCCTGTAGCAGAGTTTGGCGCTTCTGAGTACGTTTCTCTTTCTGAGCTTTCTGGCTTTACTATAACGTCTACTCTAACGAATGGGGTTTATGTTGTTGATAAATTCTTAGGTCACTTTTCTACTGCCCCTACAACCGGATCTGGTGGTGGAGCTTTGTTAAATGGTGATAGTTATTCTAATACTGTAGACGGAAAAACGTACGTTTACATTACAAATGCTTTTGTAGACATAGATACACTAACCGTGTCTGCATCTAAAGAGTTTACAGGAGGTGCTTCTACCACGCGTAAAGCACTAAACGCAGGTGGAAGTGGCTCTACCGTTGTTGTTGGCCTTGAGGCTGACGTCAATGGAAGCGCATTGTCACTACAGGAAATTAATATATTAGCCTTGGTAGGCAAAACCGTTTAACACTGGAGATTTACAATGATTGACGCAATATTAGATTATTTTGGCATAAGCGGCCCGGAGGCTATTGGCGGTGCCGGTGCTTTAGGTCTCCTTGGTTCTGCTTATAATCGTCTTGGCAGAGTGGGCGAGGCCGGCTTGATGCTTGGACAAGACCTTGCTCAGCGGCAAATGGGGCAGGCGGCGTTTAGGCCATATACTGTAACCACCGCTACTGGCGGTCAGTTTGGCATGACGCAAGACCCTACAACAGGCGCTATGACGTACCGGATGGGCGTTTCTCCAGAAGAGCAAGCATTCCAACAACGAATGTTTGGTGGAGCTGGCCAGTTTTTTGATCAAGCGGCTCAAGATCCTGCTGTTCGTGAGCAAGAGATTTACGATCAAATTCAAGCGGCTACTGCTCCACAACAAATGGCAGAGCGACTTGGTCTTGAAGAAAGGCTAGCGGCCCAAGGTCGCCTTGGCGTACAAACAGCGCAGTTTGGGGGCACTCCAGAACAACTGGCTATGGAAAGAGCGCAACAACAAACAATGGCTCAAGCGCGTCTTGGTGCGGCACAACAGGCTAGACAAGAACAGGCTGGCTTAGCGGCTCTTGGCCAGCAGTATTTAGGCGCCGGATATATTCCTCAAGCTCAAATGCTATCCGCATTACAACCAGGGCAAACTGCCGCGGCGGCACAGCAACAAGCGCAACTTTATGGTACAGGTTTATTTGGCGAAGCTACTGCATCAGGCATTGATGCATTGTTAGGTTCTGCATTAGGTCAAGCTAATTTATTTGGTGCCGCTGGCACTGGGTTGTTAGGTGGCTTGTTTGGGAGAGATTAATCATGGCTACATTTGGAAGAAACTTTGTTCAAAACGCAACTCAACCTGCATATCTTGAAGGGTTATTTCAAGTAGGACAGCAGATTGGCGGTGCTCCTCGCCGTGAAAGAAAAAAGCAAGAAGTTAAAATGGCTCAGCAAGGGTTGTTTAGTGCAATGCAAAATGCACAAACAGCGGCAATGGCTGGCAATGTTGATGAGCTAAAAGATATTAGCACTGGGCTTCAAGATCTTTTGACTACAGTTGAAGATCCTACAGTTAGAGATTCTATTGGCCAAGGAATGGGTCAGATATCTCAACTAATGGTTGCCGCACAACCTAAATACAATACAAACCAAGCTCGCGCATTAAATGGTTTAAGAGATAAAAGAAGTGATCTTGAGTCTGAAATTGAAACATTAAATTCCCAATTTGATGCAGACGAAGGAAACTTTGAAATAGCAGAAAAAATTACTCAAGCTGAAAATCAGCTCTCAACATTGAGCGGTCAGATTGAAAAGTTAAGTAGTAACGCCGACGTTTTAATTGAGGCGAACACAATAGATTTTAATACTAGGCTTGCTTCTGTTGCGAACGAAATTGAGTTGCAAGAAAAAACAGATTTATATTACGCACTTCAAATGCGAGGTTTGCCTAAAGACGGCGAAAGATATGCAAGCGCACTTAAAGCCGCCGAAAAAGCAGGTGCAACAGGCGCTGTCGCTCTTGATGATGCATACAGATTAGAACAAGAAGAAGCTAATCTTCGGGTTCAGGAGTTACGAGATACAGTTGGACCTCTTTCAGATTCAGAAATAACAGAAGCTAAAAGACTTGGCGTAGATTACAAATCTTTTAGCCCTTCCATGACAAGACAAAGAATGGCATCTCTAACAAGCTCAATGTTAGAGGCGAAAGGCAATGCAAACATACAAGCAAATATTGCTCCCGGTGCGGTAGCCGGAAAAGCATATGCAAAACTATATTTGGATGAAATAAAAAATAAAGGTGCAACTGAGCCTGGCTTTGGAATTATCAAGCTTCCTTTTTATGACGATCTTGAAGATAGAATTGATGGCATGACTCCCGAGGAACGTAATGAAATTTTTGATCTTATTCCAGAAGGTGCTACTTACGATCAAATAATGACTACTGTTCAAGATGCTTTATCAAAATTGTTCCCCGATGAGTTCAAGGACTTTAAAGAAATAGTTCCTGAGTTTGATAGACAGGTTGGTTTTGATGCGCTTGTAAGACAAATAGCTTCAGACAATCCTACTCTTAGCAGACAACAAATAGAGGCGGCGGCTAGAAACGAAATTGCAAAAATGTCAAAGGCTATTAAAGAATAGCTCGGAGATAGCAAATGATTATTTCTGATCGAGCAAAAACACTTGCCAAAGGTGTAGTTGATACTAAGACAACTGAAGCTGTTGATGTTGCCGCGCCTGTAGATATCGTTATTAGCGATAAAGCTAAGTATCAAGCTTTAACACAGGCATTGATTCCTGAGATTGAAGAAAGCTCAACGATGGAAAAGGTTATTGGCCTTGCCACTGAAGCAGGCGAAGGACTTACCTTTGGGTTTTTGGGGGAAATGGTTGCCGCCGCTAAAGCCGCAACAACAGAGGAATCATACAACGAAGCAAAAGAAGCTTACGAAGAAGCAAGACGAGAGTTCAAAGAGCGAAACCCTTACCTTGCTCAGTACGCTGTGCCACTTGAAATTGCCGCCAGTCTTCCTACGGGCGCTGGTCTTTTAAGGTTAATGGCACGAGCAGGCGTTAAGTCTGGTGCAAAGATAGGCGCAACTGAAGCTGGGCTATATGGCTTTGGTTCGGGAGAATCATTTGAAGAGCGGGTTCAAAATGCCGCAGTCATGTCTCTTGCTGGCTTTACTGTAGGTAAAGTTGTTCAGTCTGCTATTACGCCAAAGTCGGCAGGTGGATTAAAAACAGAAAGAGATGTTGCGGCTGATGCACTGCTTGATATGGATGACGTTGCTTTATCTCGGTCTATTGAACAAGCGCAGTTAAACAAACAGTTTACTGAAGTTGCTCGTAACTATGATGTAAAGCCTTTGCGGGAAGCTCAAACTGCTGGTGAACTTTTTGAGGGCGTAAAAAAAGTATTCACTGATTTTTATGACGAAAACGTCCGAGGTGTATCTGATAATCTTTGGGCCAGAGTTAGCCCTGAGATAGGCGCATTACTTCAACGCGCAAACCAAATGGCGATGCGAAGATCTGCTTTAGACTTTGGGGATTTGACTGAAAGACTTGTTCCGGTTATTAAAATAATCAATGAAAGCGCGCAGGCGCGTGGCGCATTACTTGATTACGCGGCAGGAGAAATGATTCCAGCCGCACAAAAATATAATATTAATAAAATAAAAAGAAAAATTGGCAACGAAGTTAAAATCAAAAACATTGATAACGCTCTTCGTAAACGCGCAATTAACAATCTTATGCGTGAATTATCTGAAGACTTAAATGCTGACCATCAAAAAGTTCTTAGAGAGTATCTTGATAAAAGTTACGAACTAAACACCAAACTAAACAAAAGTGTATTTGGTGCTTCATTTGATGATGCTATTACTTATCTGCATACAAGATTAAATCCTCAGCTACGAGCAGAAAAACGTAAAGCAGAAAAGCTAACCAATGAAGGCATGGAAGATTTTTTTGAGGATACAGCTTTCAAGGCTCGTACTCGTGGGTCTTATCTAAGAGGCGATAAGAATGCGCCAAATCCTTTTGATTATGACAACCCTATTGTTTCAGACATTATGCGGTTGCAGAAAATGCAACAGCTCTCTGAAATATCTAAAGTTTATACAATAAATCCTAACTGGTTTTCGGCGCAAAAAGGTGCTGAGAAAGGACTTTCAAAGAATGTCCCATTAAGCCCAAAAGAGTTTATGGATTTAATGGAGTTTCAATTTCAAAGTAAAGGTATCAGTAAAGAAGGGTCTGCTTACGCAAGAAAGCAAATATCAGACATGATTATGGGTGAGCAAAAAGCTCCTCATCCGTTAATTCAAGCCATGCAATCTCTTGCCTATGCATCAACACTTGCTGGCCCAATGTCTGCAATTCTTAACCTTGCTGACGTGCCTTTGCTTGGCGCTAAGTATGGAGGCAGGGCCGCACTTGAGGGTGCGAAGTCAGCCGCTGGTGATTTAAAAGTATTTAGACGGCCACCGAATGTTGACCTTGAAGGAATGGGATTTAACACCCAAGTGTATGGCGAATTCATTAATGAAATAAATAACCTGTCTGGTAGGCAGTCTAACTGGATGACAAAGACCGCAGAAAAAAGCAGGAAGATTGCTGATTTTGCAATGAAAGGGTCTGGCTTTGCGGCAATGGATAGGGTTGGCAAAAGAGGTGTTATGCGCGGTGTTCTTAAAAGCGCTGTTGATGATGCTAAAGCCAATAGGCTTGCTGATAACTGGGAGTTTTATTTCAACAATGTTGAGCTTGAAGCTATCTCAGAACAGCTTTTAAAGCACGGAACTGACTTCACAAAGTACACAGGCAAAGGTAAAGATCTTGTTGAAGAGCTAATGTTTGCCGGGCTTGGTCAACAACAACTAATTAGTTCGGCAGGTCGACCATCTGGATGGGCAAGAAATCCAAACCTTCGTCCACTCTGGGCGTTGCGTGGCTTTGTAATCAAACAACAGGCGCTTGCTTTGCGAGAAACCATTGGCAATATCAAAAAAGGAAAGCCGGAAGAAGCGGCAAAATTCCTTGGACGATATGCACTTTATGGTGCTGGTGGTTATGCGGTAATCAATGAAGGTCGGCAAATGATCTTTGGTGATGGAGAGGCGTCTGCCGGAGGTTTGGTTAGAGGTTATGGAGACGCATGGGTTAGCTTGCTAACAGCTAACACCATTGGTCTTAATGACTATCAATATGGCAAGCTTCAAGAAGAAGGTCTTATTCCAACTCTTGTGAAGGGAAGTATTCCTATTGTTGTTTCTCGACCAGCAGAAATCCTGTCAACTGCCGTTGAAGTAATTGATGGAGATCGCCCAGCTCAGGCGTTTGTTACAGAAGCTTCGCCAGGCATTAAACAAATTTTGCGTTTTACTAGAAATGTAGCTGAAGCTACTGACCAAGTAGTAATTAGTGATGCCGCAAAAGAAATGCTAAGAAAAGTTAACCCAGAGCCTTAGTCCCAACTCACAAACTCTAGCCAACCTTTCACCCCTGCCGCCCTGTCGTTCTCCATACGGGTGGCTTCTGCCTTGTAATGCTTGGCTATCTCTTTAACTTCCTTGTGCGCTCGCTTAGCTAAGTCAATGTTCTCAGCCTTTTCTCTAATTAACTCAAGAGCACCTTCGCCGTAGGTATCAATGTAATGACGCACAAAGTAATCTGGGCTACTACCAAATCGTTGATGACATCCGTAACAGTGAGCAAAAGCGTTCAAGCCATCGTAACGTAAAGCCTTCTTAGCTCGACTAAAGTAGTGCGAACAATGAAGCCCCACACTATTTTCTTCGTATTGCTTGCCACACCCTTGGCATTTAAATTCATTACGCATACGAACGCATCTACTAAACCAGTGATCTGCCGCTGTTCTTTTTAGTTTCATTGCAATTGATCCTTTAGTTGTTGAGGGAATGGTACATATACCTGCTTATGCTCTGAGAGCCACCTAATTAGCACCTCAGCGGCTTCCGATAGTTGGATAGGGGTTAGCTTAGTTGTCGATGACTTGCCGTGCATGGCCTTTATAACGGGCTTGTACAGGGTCTCTTTAACTAATACTTCTGTAAAGGGTATCTCAAAGCTATCACTGAACGGGTGTCGCACGTAATGCCCTGCATCATTTAGTTCGGTAGCTACCTGTCTAAACCACAGGTGCATTGCATTGTTCTGTCTGTCGCTACGCGTAGTGTCCTTAATGTAGTACAGGATTGTTTTGCCTTCCTGCCATTGATCGAGAACAAAGTTAATGAAGAAGTTAACCTTATCTTTGCTGTCTACTATCCAGCGGTGTGATGGTTCTGTCATTTTATCTCCTTTTTAGTTTGCCCAGTTTGCCCAGTTTGCCCAGCTGGCCTCTAATGCCCTAGTTTTACCCCCCTATTTGTCGCACTAAGCCCGCTTCCGGCGACGCGACGGGCACGCTAAACGTGGGCATTAGGGGCATTCTGGAGGTTTTGGGGCATTCTGGGCATTCTGGGCATTCTGGGCATTCTGATTACATTGGTATCCAGCGATAGTATTTTTTGCCGTGTGCGCCTCTGCGCTCTAACTTAAGGTTGTTACCCTTGAGTAACTCCATACAGGTGCGAAGCATCTTCTTTGTCACACCGTTTGGATTGATCTCGTTATCGTTAAGCATGTCAAACAAGTCTGCCTGTGAGTAAAGCTTGTGAGCTTTCATCGAACTGCTAAGGAATATGTACTCGTCTTCGTATTTAGCGATGGCTTTGCCAATCTTAATCTGCGCAGACTGTTTAGCTTTCATGTCGCTGATGTCATCGGGACTCATAAATTCAACAGAGTCTACGGATTCTTCGTAGCCCACTGTCTCGCTTGTTTGCTTGTACTTGAACCCACCCTCGAAACTGATCTGGCTTCTATCTTTTTCATTGATTACTAACAACTCTTGGTGGAATGCAAACTTATCATTGAGAGGATCAAGTCCAAACATGTTGTCGACATCAGCCTTGAGATCTCCAACACCTTCAAAAATGAGTCGTCCATCCATGCTTCGATGCTTGTTGCAATGCCCCAGCAATACGACTGTGCCGCCTGCCGCCGCAAATTCTCTAAAGACATGAAGCACGTCACGCATTTCACCCTTGTTCATAACACCTACAAACTTCTTAAGCGTGTCACAGATAACGATCTTGCCGTCTGCTTCACCCTCTTCCCGGATAGCATTAAGCAATTCGAGCGCCTGATTGGTGTTCCTAAGGTATGGATCGTTGCTGTTTGCCAGCGTAACCATTGTCATGCCGTGGCGCTTACCTAGTTTAGCTTTCTGCAAAGCGCCTCTTGCTCCATCATCTTCATTAAAGTAGATGACATCGGAGCCTTTGATCAGATTGTTGCGGATAGATTGGAATAAGTTGCCCAAAATCCATACGGTCTTACCAGCTCCTGACGGGGCGTATACAAGCGTTACGGTTCCAGTGGTAATCATGCCGGGGATAACGTCTCTTTCTTTAGCTAGACGCTCCTCAAGCTCTTCTATGCGGTCATTGAGTGCCGCACTGCGTAATCTATCTAAAGCAGATCTCCCATTCTGCCCTGTCATTATTGGTTTTAACATTGATGTTGGTGCTGTTATTTGGTTCTGCTCATCGCAGTATATTGACCACTCATCAGTCATTTAGCATCTCCTCTGTTTTGGTTGGAAAAGGCTTTAACTGTGACCGAACTGACCAATCTTGTCAATAACCTTTAAAAGGTTTGCAACTCTTTACAACTCTTTCGAAGTTCGATATTATGCTCTGACCTACCAAAAAGGAGACCAATATGAGCAAGTTAATTGAAGCCTTGTTAGAAGTTCAAAAAGAGTTAGACCACGCCAAGGCGGATGCAGTAAACCCTCACTTTAAAAGTAGCTACGTTAAGTTTGAGGATCTTTGGGACTATGCCAAAGAAGCCCTGAACAGTCGGGACATATTAATTCAGCAGTTAAGCCACGAGTGTGAAGTCGGAGCTTGCATTGAGACTGTGCTGTATGGGCACGGCGATTCACTATCAACTGGCAAGATGATTGTCCGTGCAGATAAACCAACGGCGCAGGCATTCGGCAGTGCAATTACTTATGCTAAGCGTTACAGCCTATCAATGGCATTGGGTATTGGTGCTGATAAAGATGATGATGCCAACAACGCCACCACTGGATCAAAGCGGGCATGGTAACTGGTGAAGAGGAATTCCTTGCGTACATGAAAGTAATACGCGAAGAGTTCGATTTTATTTCTCAAGTCAAAAGCGCAGTGGCTAACGAAGAGTGGGAGACACTGCGTTGCATCGTAGAAGAGACGCCGAATGAGATAAAGGAGGCTTTGAATCTAGCGCAGTCTAAGGGCGGTGTATTTACCACCCGTGAAAATCAAGCAATGAAAATCAATCCATTAAGGAGAACGCAATGAGTGAAGAAAAGAAATTTGTAAACGGCATGATCGTCAAGCTACCACCAGATACAGCGCCAGACTTTGTAAAACTAAAACTGTCGTTTAAGTTGGATGAGTTTGGCTCATGGATAGGCGCACAAAAAGCTGAAGACCCATCGCTTGAGTGGATTAATGTCGAGATCAAAGAGGGTCGATCTGGTAAATGGTATGCTGAGCGTGATACGTTTAAGCCATCGCCACAGCAACCAGCTCGCCAGCCAGCGCGCAGTGGCCCGCCAAAGTCAGTACCAAACGACGACATCCCTTGGTAACTTCCAGTGTGGGGTTATGGTTCCTTTCCTCACACCCTTGCCCCGTTAAACGCGGGGCTTTTTTATAGGAGAAAGTAATGACTGAATACGTTTACTACCGTGAACTGTTCGAGATCTTTAAGGCGTACACTACGCCAAAGCTTATCCGCGTACTGGAGTCTCAGGGTATCGAGTATCTAACCGATGCCAAGGGCAAGCCTTTTACTACGCGCTCTGCCATCGAAGGTGCCCTCGTCAAGTCCGAGTCTTAACTCGCACCATCGAGCGGCTTCGGGTCCCTCCGTGCCTGCGGAGGGGTTCGTTTTAGTTGGATAGGGGTGGTGCCTTCGGGCTGTCCAGTGCCAACACCTTGCGGGCATCGTGCCACCGGAGGAAAGGGGGTGCGGCGTTTTTGCCCATTGGTACGCCGCAAACCAACTACCGGGGAAGAGAACTACCCCTGGACTAAGGCATACTATCACTCTCTAAAGCTATATTGCCATTGGGTAGCATCATCAAACCCATAGGTGTAATGGATGCTTGAGTTAATGTTAGACCGACCCTCAATAGCATCATTCCAGCCAGCTCGGTAGTCTGACTTAATCAGGCTGATGTAATCCTGCATATGCCATCCGCATGGATCGGTGTCAATTATAGGTACAGCCTTCAACGGATCTAGTGCCATGTCCTTTGCCCCCCATCAGTCTTGATAATATCCCAAACAACATCTTCATCATTGATGATGCTGTGACCCTTCCAGTCACATAGAAAAATATGAAGGTCGACTATTTCTCGGGATGCCATTTGACCCCAAGCTTCGCTGTGTTCGATTTCTGATTCAGCTAAAAAGCTTGCTTCAATTTCATCGGCATCTACAAACAAATGCAGAATACCTTCTGCCTCGTTGTAGTCTTCAATGATAGCTCCCATGTAATCGTCAGCATCTTCTTCGATACTACCGCGTACGAGAATGTTGATTTTTCCTAGCATTGTTAAACACCTCATTTAGCTTTGATGTAGGTATACCATCTGAGTGACCGTTGCCCAAGGCTTCAAAGACAAACTGTTGCATATCCTCAAAGGTAGGGTCACGGCTTTGCACTCGGCATACATTGAAGTAAACCCGGAGCAATGACTCCGGGTAATAACGATCAGGCACAATTTCTCTCCGGTTCTTTCTCTATAACACCAAGAGTCACCTTAATATCCATATCATGTAGCCGTTTAACGCAGTCAGCCAAGTGATCTCTTGCAATATCAAGATTATGAAGTGCCTCCCAATCACAATTATTAATATAGATATCGAGCGCATCGTGGTATGCACGATACTTCATGGCGTAAGCCTCAACAGCTAATTTAATATCCATTAGAACGCCTCCTTGCTTTCTATCTTTCCTAGCTCTTCACGTAGGTAATGAATAGATGAATTGATGTCCAGCATGGTCATGCCAGTGCCATCGGTTAGTTTTGATTGCGGTATGTTATCCAGCTCTGCATACGCAATACGCAAATGCTCAATAGCTTTCTTCATCTTGTCCCGTCCGTCGATGTGTACGACCTTTTCGTCTTTGATGATGTCAGGAAACAAACTCTTGGCTACCACACGGACAGCTTGTGGGTAGACATTCTCGGGCCTGTACAGATCAAGCACGTTGTCGATAAGAATCTTGATCTCTGACTCCAACAACTCAGGGCAGATCTGTTCGAAATAAGTTTTAGTTAAGTTCATTAGTAAGTCTCCGGTTCGATTGGCTCATCAGCCATGTAGTTAGAATTAGTTAGTACCTCTGGTCGGTACATTGAAAGCTTTGCTTCTTCGCATTTGTCGCACACTTTGCACAGTGGAATGCCTCTTGCATCATGTTCCCACCACGAGTCTTCGCCTTCGTGCATGCAATAACGTAAGTCCATTGTTTTCTCCTTTTGGTAATCGCAAGTAAGTGAGGGATTTCCGCAACCCCCGCCAAAGCCGGGGTGCGGAATCCTGAACGGTTATGCCGCTTCGCTGTCATACTTTCGCATGAGTTCAAATTGTGACATGCAATACTCGAATGCTTTCTGTGCATCTTTTGCCGCTGTCGTAATGTAACGAGGGTTAGACTTGATAGCCTTCTGCCATGACTTCATGTAGCTGGCATGTTGGCTGATGTCATAGGTCACACCGAGCTGAGCGCACAGGAAGATAGATCCTAGCTCTGCAACTAACTCTTCTTTTGCATAGTCTTCGTGACCAAATGCACCAGTCAGATCACGATCAAGTCGTTTGCTGTGACCAGTAGAGTGAATGCACTCGTGGTAAAAAGTAGATTGGTATGCATCGTCAGACTCAAATTGCCCTGGCATAGGCATTCGGATTTGGTCAGCTGAAGGTGAGTAACACGGATTGTGATGTTCTGCGTTACTTACTTTGACTTGCAGTGCATCGGCAATCTCGTTTGGATTTTCTAGCCTACTCTCCCGCAATGGCACCTCGGGTAACTCGATACCTGTTTGGTCAATATTGAATAGGTTGTACACCTTTGCAAAAGCAAACTCCTTATCAGGATCTTTTTTATCTTTAGCCTTGTTGAAGAAGATTGCAGGCGTTGCCTTCTGACCTTTGACACTACCGCCAAGTTGTTGCACTTGGTTCCATGTCAGCCAGTAAGGCTTGGTGTAACCATACTTCCAGCTGGCAATCATAGTCATCAGCTGATTAGTGCCATTGTATGGGCGCTTGGTTACCCAGTTTTGGTGGAGGCAAGACTGTGACTCCCATGTCTTGCGCCATGTAGTCTCGTCTGCCATAGCAGACTCAACGAGTTCAACGATTCGATCGTATTTCATAACAGTTCCCTTTTGATATTTTGGTAGGTGCAACGATTCTATCCACCGGGACGTTGCCAACCGGCTGTGAAGCAGAGGCGGAATTGCCTCGATTGGATACTTCAAAGTCTATCAAAGTTAATCAATGTTACCTAAACTTTCTGTCATCATTGACTCTTTTATGATAGAAATAACTTCATGTTTATTAAGGCCAAACTCAAATGCCCACATCGTAAACCCTGTCCAATGAGGTTCATCTTTGCTGTAGACATAATGCTCTAGATTCATCAGCACAGTCTCGCCAACCATCCCTTTGGTGTACCACTTAGGGTCTAAGCTTCGTAAGTTATTCATTGCTACCTCCTTAAAAGTGCATGTAATTTAAACGCCATTCCCAATCTCGGTACTCAGCTTTGGAAGCTTCAAAGTCTTCTATAGCTGTAAGCACCATACCTTTAACGTCTTTCTCTGGGCCACCATCAAGAGGGTAAGCTCGTGTAAAGCCAAACTCTTTATCAGGTGTTGTTCGATACTCGACAGATATCCAATGTCTTTTTTCTCTCATAACTAATCCCTTTTAGTAATTAATAAAGCGAGGGTTCTTTGCGCCCCGCACAAACCGGGGGCGCAAGAACGTGAGCGTTATCGCTCGTTAATGTAATGAAGATTATCTTCAGGCCCATCGTAGTAAGTTTCTTTATAGCGTTTATTACTAACCTTGGTGTTATCCCAAAGTAACGCCCAACCTGCCATCGTGTCGTAGAAATCAAGTAAGTCAGTCATAACCTTTTCAACTTGCACCAAGTCTTCATCGTTAAAGAACTCAATCAACGCCAGGGTTTTATCGTCGTCATCAAAGATTCGATAACATCTATGTCCATCACTCATCGTATGGGTACTCCTCGTCTGCTTCGTCATCGCTAGGTGATTCATCGCCAAGACTGTAACCTTCGCTATAAAAATCAGCATCGTATTCCTTCTCAAGCGTTTGACGTATACGTCTTTCGCAAATGCTAGTTGCCCACTCAACTGCATCGCCCTCACTTTTTGCTAACACCTTGACAGTCATCTCAACATTGCTGGTTACTTGAACACAGTAAACGCGTTGCTCAAGAGCATTTTTAATTTCACAGATCCTATCTTCTGAATAGCTTAATGTTGACCGCAGTTTTTTAAGCTCCTCTTTATCATCAGCACCAAGATAATGATCTATCTCGTGATGATTAAGGTGGTGAAGTAGCCGACTGCGATAGTCGACTAGCTGGTGAAACAGACCTTCAAGGTCATTGATTAACTGATCTTTCATGCTACATCCTCCGTTGGTACTACATCTATTTGTACTGCTTCCAAATCTAATAGGCGTGGCCTGTCATCTAACAGATCGCCTTCGCGCCATCCGATAACTGCATGGGCTCGCGCCAAGCATTCATCGTCAGCTTCCACCATCACAATGTGACGTGTTGTTTCAATTAACGTGACTATGTATTCCATCGTCATTCTCCTTTAGGTAAAAGTTAGATTGTTGCGGGGCAACACCGTCGACCATCGCCGCAGGCGATATAATCGGGAGCGGTGTGCCACGCCAATCGTTACTGATAAAACGTTCTTTCAAGACCATCGATAACGTAAAGCCCAATCATCGCTGTGATTGACGCCAACGCCGCCGTACCCCACATAAAGCTTAGTAACGCCATCAACGCCACCAAACTGTGAACTGCTGTTGCAATGACTAACGCCACCATAATTACATGTACTTTCAACATTTCTTGATTTCCTTTTGACAAAGAAAAAGGGGCCGAAGCCCCATCGTTTACTTACCTGCGTTAGCTACTTCGTGAAGGTACTCGCGTCTCTTCTCGATACGCTCCAACTCAGCGGCTACTGAATCCTGCACGTTCATGCTAAGCATCTTCTTGCCAGACTTAGTCGTGCGTTCCCAGATCGCCACCTCGATGCGTTTGCCTTCGAAGAGGATCTCACCTTTGAAGTGAGGGGCTTTGTCTGATCGTTCGAGGCCACGTTCGTTACGGAAGGCTAGACCTGAATTTGGATTAAGTTCTAATGACATGGTATTTCTCCTTTGGTATGAATTTCTGCCGTTTCCGACGGGAGCAGGATTCCGGCAAACGCGGCAGATTGGCAAGAGAGCTTTAGCGTGAATTGCGGAGGGTCCGCGCGAGTGTTCTTTCGCGTGGAAACCGTCATTCCTCTTGCTGAGCTGACGTGGGTGACGGATCCTAAGCGGACTAGGTAACGGTGTTGAAATTTATTCCAAAGGATTACTCCGATGTTGTCATTGGGACTTAATACTCAGGTGGCTGATGCGGTCATGTGGTCGATCAGGTAGAGATCTCTGATGTGATTGATGGGGGTATTGGGACCTACAGCGGTACACACTCACCTCATCTAGAGTGATTCGGGTCAATCTGTAGTATCTGCCGGTTCATTCGTTAAAAACTCAGCCAGAATTGATACCGGGGGGGGGTAACTCGACGTCGGTACAATTAATAGTTCCCACCCACATACAAAAAAAGCGGATTTTGGAAATCTAACGGGGGGTCTAAACTCCAAAACAGGTAGCCAGTAGGGGGGTCTAAACTTGGGCATTACGGGCATTCTGACCTTTTCCGGGCATTCTGGGCCAACTGGGCCGGCTGGGCATTCTAAATAGGGTTTTTGCGGTTGCCTTAACTCCCTGATTACTAAAGGAATAATCCTACGGTTTTTATTCCGTTAAGTTATAAGGTAGGATTTGTATCGAAGATACAATCCGTCGCTAAGCTTTTAGCTATAAAGAGTGTTGATTAGCGCTCATTTCATGTATAGGATAGGGAGGGTGGGTTGGTTAATAGGACCCTTTAATTTTTAATGTTAATTACCATAAACAAGAGAGATGCTCACCAGTCAGAGTTGATGGGAGCAGACACAGTCAAGCTGTGTGAGATGCAAGGATTCCCTCCGAGGCTAGAAAACAAGCGTCAGTCTAGGGTAGATGCAAATATTCTAGGATTTAAGGCTGAGTTTGCTGTAGCCCGTTTACTTCAAGTAGATCCACCGACAGTTAATGTGCTTACTGATGGTGGCGTTGATCTATGGTTTGATAGTATTTCTATAGATGTAAAAACAACCAACAAAGAATATGGCCCGCTCGTATTTGATAACGCAAATAAGTTCCAAGCCGACATTGCGGTACTGGTTGGGCAGTCTGAAAAAGAAAATACGTTAAGGATCAATGGCTGGATAGATAAACAATCATTCCTATCTAACTCTACGCCACATGATTATGGGTATGGGCCAAGAATAAAAATGGAAGTTAAAGAGTTGCGCCCTATAGAGCAGTTATGGAAAGGCTTGATGGTAAGGAGATTCAGCGATGGCTGAAGAAAGTTATGTAAAACGCCGTAAGGCTGAGATTAAAAAAAGAAAACAGGAGTCCGGTAGGCCATCCAAGAAAGATTTGGCGGCTAATTCTCCCGGTGGCAGGAAGAAGGTAGGTCGTCCGAAGGGTGATGCTACGATAATCAACGAGTATAAATCGCGTATGCTGGCCTCTCCGAAGTCCAAGCGCGTACTCGATACGATATTTGATGCGGCGTTAGACCATGACCACAAGAATCAGGCGGCGGCATGGAAGTTAGTCATGGATCGGATACTGCCTGTGGCGGCATTTGAAAAAGATGTCGTGCAAAATGGCGG